AACACCGTGCATCCCGCCGACCCGCACCAGCCGGGATCCTTCAGCAGGTAGAACCGCTCGAGAGGTCGGGGCCGCCGGCGATTTTGCGATACGTCACGACGGTCTCTGCGCGCGCCGCGCACGCGCTCGCCACCACCGTGATGACCGTCGCGATGGCGAGCAAGCGGTTCATGACCATTTGCCGGGCGGTCCAGGCCGTTTGCGCGGCGCGAAGGCCTCATCGCATCTGCCTTGGCGAAGCAATCGATCCAGGCTCGCTTTGGTCAGATACATCAACGCAGCGGGTCTCTTCTCCGGGTGCCGTATCCATCGACGCCGGGCGTATCCGTGTCGCACCGGTCGCCATCGTACCAATAGACGATTTCCGGAATTTCGAGCTCGTGGTAACCGTGAATCGTCACCCGATCGGTGACCACCAAACCCGTTTCGCCACCGGAAACGCTGCAGAGCAGCCGCCCACCGTTGCCACTGCTCTCGACGATAAGCAGTTCGCAACCAGCAGACCCGCAACGGCGTGAATCGTCGAAGAGATAAAACCGTTCTGGCACGCCATCGCCGTTGATGTCGGCCTTGCCGAACCGGACGAATCCACGGACATACAGATCCAGCGTGTTACCCAACTTGAGAGGAGAGGAAGCGTAACCGGTGTCCTTGAACCACTTTGCCGTGTCGTAGTCATCCGGCTCGAGATAGGTGCTCAGAAACGCCACAGCCTCCTCGAGATTGGGACCGCTGGCGATATCTTGATATGTGACAACTGTCGCCGCGCGAACGGTACTAACCGCCACCGCCATGGCAACTATCGCGGCGATGGCAAGGCGGCGGATCATGGTTCCGCCCTCATGGATTGAACCGCTGGTATGGCACGGTGGCAAAGGTCCGCAACCTCGTCTCGATTTCTATATCGCGGTCTCCGAGTGTAGCCGCTCTCGAGTCGCCGCCCGTCGCGTCGAGCCTCCTGAAATAGTTGGCCACGCCCGAGCTGCCACCACGGTGACTTGCGGCGATGATGCCCGCCTCCGTCACTTGGAACGGTCCTTTCAGCCCCTGAATTGTCTGGCCGACGCGAGCGAGGAGGCCCAATTTGACAGCTTTACGCTCGTATTCTTTCATCGCATCCGTCATTGCGGCTTCCTGGGCCGGCGGATTTTTCAACAGATCATTGTAGCTGGTAATGCCGTTCTGCCGTGCCTTCGCCGTCCACTTCTCGCCTTTCACATTCTCCAGCCATCCAGCATCTATCAGAATTGCTCGCCGCAGCTGGTAGCGTCCATAGGCTCCCGATCCGTCGGTATTCACCTCGCCGTACCCGTCGTTGCCCTTGTCATAGCTTCCCTCGGCCTTCGCGATGGCCTGGCGGAATTCCGGCAGCGGCGCGCGGTCCCACGGCCCCGTCGGCGACGGGCCGCCGCGGGGTGGTGCGCCGGCGGCGGGCGGGGCCGCTTGCTGCGCGAGCTGGCCGGGCGCCGCGGCGGTCGTCTCCGCGGCGGCAGGCGGGGCGTCGCCCGGCCTGCCGCCGTGTCGAGACGCGGCCACGACGCCTTGAACGCCGGCGTCTTCGGATTCATCGTTGCAGACGAATCGCCGACATGGCGCGGTGCGACGTTGTCCGGCAGCAGCGGCGAGCGGCTGCCGCCGGGCCGGCCCCACGGCGCGAGGCCGGGCGGCGGTTCGGGCGATCGCAGCGGGCGCAAGTCCGCCATCCCCGCGGCGGGGCCGGCACCTCGCCGCGATGCGTCGGGGCGCAGCGGCGGCTGCGGCGGACCGGACGCCGCGGCGCCGGGCAGCACCGGGGTCGGGGCGCGCGGCAGGCCGCCTGCCGGCGCGACCGGCGTCGCGGCCGGCGCGGCGCCGCGCGCGGCGAGCACGTCCCAGGCGGCCTCGATCGTGGACAGCAGGTCGTCGCCGGTCTTGCGCCGGTCGATCAGGCGCTGGATCTCTGCATCCTCGGCTTCCTGCGCCCGGGCCTTCGCTTCGTGGATGTCCCATTGGCGCAGGAGCTCGTCGAGATAGCCGCGCGGCTTCGGCGGGATGGTCATCGTCGCGGTCTCCGAATGTGAGGATTGAAATCGTCGCGGTCAGGCGCCGCATTGCGCGATTCGCTCGGCGAGGCGGCGCGCGAGGCGGCGGTTGCGCCCGACCGTCTCGGCGACGTCGCCGAGCACCAGCCAGCGCCACAGGCGGCGCAGCGCGCTCATCGTTCGCCGCCCCGCAGCAGCAGCGCGTCGACCTTGGCGAGCAGCGCGGCGTGCGATTCGGTGTTGGCCTCGACCACGTCGATCAGCCGCTCGCGCATGCGCGCGTCGCGCAGCAGCATGACGAAGAAGCCGACCCAGCCGAGCGCCAGCGGCCCGTACTGGCCGAGGATCGCGACCAGCAGCGCATCGGTCATGCCAGGTTCCCCTTGGCCGCACGCCCCTTCGCGGGCGGCGTCGGCGCCGCGCCGCGCCAGCCCTCGCCGACCGCGATGACGCAGCCGATGCCGTCGGGCGTGGTGACCAGCAGGGTCCAGGTGCCGGCGGGCGAGGCGAACAGCTCGACCGTCAGGCCGTTGGTGTCGGCGCCGCGGCCGACCGTCGTCTCGGCGTAATGCTCGGCGAGCCGCGCGGCGAGGTCGTCGCGCGGCGCGCAGGGCGGCTGCGCCATCGCCGGCGACGCGGCGCAGGCGGACAGCGAGGACAGGAGCGCGCCGGCCAGCGCGCCGTGGACACGGGTCATGGATCTCTCCTGCGATGTGGTGTAGAGCGGATGGGACGCGGCCGCCGGCGACGCCGCGGCCCGCAACGCGCGCCGACGCGCGCGTTTACCTCTCGTGCAAACGGCGTCGGCGCGCCTTGCATACGACTGCATGCGAAGACGGCGAACGCCGCGGGAAACGCGACGCGGCTGCGCGTCGTGTGCATTCGTACGTATGTGAGACGGCGACGGACACGGCCGCCGGGCGGCATCGAGTTTACGTGTCGTGCAAATACGCTGCCGACATGAAGTTTACGTCATGCGCAAATCGACGCGTTTCGGTTTGCATACGTTGGCATGCAGACCGCGCCCGCTGGCATTCCAGCCTCGACGCTTTGCATACGATCGCATGCCGATCCGCACGCTGCGCACGCCGCGGTGGCTGGTTTGCGCGCCGACGGTTTGCACATCATGCAAAATCCGAAGCGGTTCGACCGGTCCACGCGCCGTGCATCCGCCGCTTCTATCGGTCGCGATCCTCCGCATCGTCGGTCGTCGGCAGCGCCAGGCTGCCTGCGGCAACGCCGTTGAACTGGACGATCTTCGAAAGTTGGGGATGCGGATTGACCGCGGCCCAGATCGCCGCGGCCGTTTTCGGTGCGACGTCTTGAGGTAGTTCGGGTCCGCCATGTACGCGCGCACGGCTTCCGCCATCCATTCGCGCGGGATGTCTTCGCCGCTGTAGCCCAGGTGCTGTGGCCCGGTGAGGTGGCGGGTCCGCTCCTGCCCGGTGTTCAGCGTGCTGTAGAGCTGCCGCAGCTCGGCGTTCAGGCCCTTGACCGGAATCTCCCCGGCCAACTGGTCGATCACGTGGCCGAGCTCGTGGGCGTAGACCTTTTGAGCGTCCTTGGGCGTCAGCGCTTTCGAGAGGGCAATTCCCGTCGGGGCGCGCGACCGTCGGTCGACCGATACCCGACCCACATCACGTCCGAGGGTTGATTGCGGAGCGCGCGCAGCAACTTGGCCCGTCGTTTCCGCTGCAATGGCGTCAAATTCTGTTGGCGGGAGGGCTTCATCGACTCCGCCCACCACTCTCCGGCCCACAATTCGTCCTGCGACAAGGGGGCGCCCTTCGATGTCGTGGGTGAGTCGTCCTGCGGCATCGGCGCGCGCTCCCGACGGGTAATCCGCCTCGAACGGCCGCGGCGGCTTGTCCGGCGGATTATACAGCCCGGCGTTGCGCGATGCACGATCGGCGTTGGGCATTCCCGCCGGCGCCGGGACGACCGGGGCGACGGCCCGCTGCGCACCGCGCTGCGCCTGCGCCGCAATGCCCGCCCCGACGCCCTGCCCCAGCGCCGCCACGCCGCCCTCGCGGAGCATCGTCGCGGGATCGATCGCCTGGCCCATGATCATGCCGGCGATCGCCTGGCGCGCCGCTTCGCCGCCGGCCGCGGCCGTCCCCGCTATCGCCATGCTCGCCGCGGTGCCGCCTGGTCCGGCGAGCAGGAGCGGCGTGCTCAGAATGCTTCCGACGGTGCCCGTGACCGCCGGGATCGCCGGGCCGATGCCGTGCACGACCTGCTGGGCCGCCTCGCCGAACGACCGCGGCCATCGGCCGGGTGCTTCTGCAAAGAACTGCAGCCCGTCGTCGGCCCGATAGACGATGCGGCCGTCGGACAGCGTGAAACGGTCCTCCGGAATGCCGGTCTGATCGGCATATCAGCGTATCCGCGCCACCGGATCCGCGGCCAGCGACCCGATCGCCTGAAGGCCGATCGGCATCGCGCGCTCGGGCCGATAGCGCGGCGGTTGCGTGCCGCTCGCCGGCACGGCAGGCACGTCCGGTACAGCGGGGACCGGTGGGACCGGAACCGGCGCGGCGGGGACCGGCACGGCCGACACCGCCGCGGCACGCGCATCTGCAGCGCCGGCGTCGCGCTCGGCGAGCACGTCCCACGCCGCCTCGATGGTCGACAGCCAGTCGTCGCCCGTCTTGCGCGCGTCGATGCGGCGCTGGATTTCCGCGTCCTTCGCGGCCTGCACCTGGGCGCGCGCGACGGCGGCGTCCCATTGGCGTTCGATCTCGTCACGGTAGCCGCGCTCCACGCGCGGTTCGGCGTTCGCCCGCGCCGGCAGGCGGCGGGGGCCGTTCGGATCGGTCATGTCCGTTCCTCGAATGAGACGGCGCGCCGGGGTTGTACCGGCGCGCCGCAGTCGTGTGTCCAGTTTGGCCGCACCCAGCTACGCCTAGAACATCCCGCGATAGCGCGACAGGTTGCCGACCAGGCTGCCCAGAAGCCCCAGCCCCGACTGCTGCTGGGCCTGGGCGTTCTGCATCGCCGCGATCTGCGCCTGCTGCTGCAGCCCGTAGGGGCCGGTGACGTCGATCTGCGCCGGGTTGAAGAAGCTGCCGGTCGGGATCGGGTTGAACGCCTGGCCGCCGAGGATCGAGGCGAGCTCGGCGAGCTGCATCTGGCGCAGCGCCGACTGTTCGCCGAGGAGCTGCTGGCGCGCCGCGTTGCCGAGCTGCGCGTTCGACAGCCCCTCGCCGAACAGCTGGCCGCGCGCCGCCTGCGCCATCTGCTCGGCTGACAGGTTCTCGCCCAGGAGCTGCTGCCGCACTGTGTTGGCGAGCTGCGCCGCCGCCGCGTCCTGCGCGAAGGCCTGCTGGCCGGCGGCGTTGTACAGCGCCGCCTGCGCCTGGCGCTCGCCGAAGCCGCCCTGGCGCGCCTGCGCGGCGAGGCCGGCGTTCTGCATTTGCTCGCCGATGTCCTGCTGGCGGCCGGCGAGCGTGCGGTCGAACGTCTGGAACCCCAGGTTCGACAGCCGCGAATGCTCGTCGCGCCCGGACTGCACGTCGTCCAGGAGCGCGTTCTGGATCGCGTCGTTGCGCGCACGGTCGAACCGCTCCAGCTCGGCGTTGGCCGCCGTCCGCTCGCCGCCGGCCTGGACGCCGAGCGGCTGGCCGCGGTTGGCGAGCGACTGGCGCAGGCCGCGCTCCTGGTCGGCGAACAGCGGGTCCAGCCGGTTCCTCGCGCGCTGGAAGGTCGCGTCCTCCACACGTTGCGCGTCGGCGGAGAAGTCGCCGATCCCCGGCAGCGCCGCGAGCCCCGGCGCGCCGACGCGGTCGAGCCCGGCGACGTAGCCGGGCAGCCCGTCGGCGGACAGCCCGCGCTGCACCGGCTGCGTCGCGACCGCGGTGACCGCCGACGGCAGGCCGGTCAGCAGGTCGCGGCCGACCGCCGGCAGGCCCGCGGTCGGCACCGAGGACTGGAACGCCGGCGCCCCGGAGAGGTCGACCTGGTGCAGGCCGCCGTTCAGCAGCGGGTCGACGAAGAGGTCCGCCACGCGCAGCGCCGCGTGCTCGCCGCGGCTGCGCACCTCGCTCTGGAACGGGCTTTCCACCTGGACGGCGAAGGCGTCGCTGACCGCGGGGTCGAACGCGAAGCGCGGATAGCCGTTGTCGTCGAGGATCGGGTTGCCCGCCGCGTCCTTGGCGGCGGTGCCGTAGTAGATGTTGCCGTAGGGCGTCGACTGGTTGACCCGGTTGGCGCGCGCCTGCTCCTGCGCGAGCTCTTTCGGGTCAGGCGGCGGCGGTACGCTCGGCGTGCTCTTTCCCATGCCACTTGCTCCTTTCGAACCAGCGTCGCGTCATGCCGTACATCGCGCCGTTGCCCTCGGCGAACGCCGCGTGCAGCGTGCCCTCGCGCATGAAGCCCAGGCCCTCGAGAAGCCGGCGCGCGCGCTGGTTGTCGGTTCGGGTGATCGCGCCGAGACGGCGCACCTTCAGTTGCTTGAACGGATAGGCCAGGATGGCCGAGACCGCATCGCGGCTGGCCCAGCCCGGCGTGTCGGCGGCGAACGTCAGCTCGATGCTGGCGCCGGCGCGGTAGTTGTTGAACGCGGCCGCCGCGGCGATGCGGCCGCCGCGGATCACCGCCACCGCCTGGGCGTCGGCGAGCGGCGCGGCGTCCGGCACCCGCCGCTCGATCCAGCCCAGCACGATGCGGTTCTCCTCGCCGCTGCGCGGAAAGAAGATCATCCGGCCGCCTCCATCGTCGCCTTGCCGTCCTTGGTGCCGAGCACCGCATGCGCCGCGCGGCGCGCGGCGAGCACCGACCGCGAGGCGGCCGGCAGCTCGTCGAGCCGCAGCACCTGCTTCGCCGTCAGCACGTCGACGACGTCCTCCAGCGCGGCGGCCAGAGGCGTCGCGGTGGCCGCCAGCACGCGCACGGCGGCCGCCTTCGCCGTCTCGGCCGCCGGCTCGGGCGGCGGCGCGACGAAGGCCGCGCCGTCGAACGCGTAGCGGTCGTCCACCGCGACGCCGGGCGGCACCGCGACCAGCCGGTGCGGCGTCGCCAGCGGCGCGCCGTCGTACTCGATGACGTTCACGACCGCGCCGGAGCCGCGGTCGACCAGGGCATATCGCGCCATGTCGTCCTCCCTTCACCACCACCAGATGCGGACTTCGCCGCGCCCGCCGTTGCCGCCGGCCGCGCCGCCGAGGCTCGCGTCCGCGCCGCCGCCCCCGCCGCCGCCGCCCGGCACGCCGCCGCGCCCGCCGGCCGTCCCGGCGACGCCGTTGGCGCCGCCGCCCCCGCCGCCGCCGGTGCCGGGACCGGATAGGCTGTCGGCACCGTCGCCGCCGTTCGCGCCGGCGGCGCCGCCCGCCCCGCCGCCGCCCGAGCTCGCGGCATTCAGGCTGCCGCCGCCGCCGCCGCCCTGGCCGGCGCCGTAGCCGCCGGCGCCGCCGCCGCCGCCGCCGAACAGGCTGCAGCCGGCGGCCGCGCAGCTGCCCGAGGCCTGCCGCCCGCTCGAAGCGCCGCCGCCGAACACCGAGAAGCGGCCGCGCACGCCGGCGCCGGTGGAGTGGCCGCCGCCGCCGAACGCGCCGTCGACGTCGTCGTCGCCCGGGCTCAGCACCGGGATCGCGCCGACGCTGCCGCCGATGCCGAACACGCTGCCCGACTTGCCGCCGCCGGCGGCGAGGCGGTCGCCGAACGCGCTCGCCCCGCCCGCGCCGGGCGAGGCGCCGCCGAGGCCGCCGGCGCCGACGACCACCGCGACCGGCCAGGCGAGGTCGTCGGCCTCGAACCACGCGAACGCGCCGCCGCCGCCGCCGCCGCCATAGCCGGTGTCGGTCGCGCCGGCGGTGCCGACCAGCCCGCCGCCGCCGCCGCCGATCGCGTAGACCATCACCGTGCGCGCGCCGCGCGGCCGGTCGAAGTTGGCGCTCACCGTGAAGCGCGCGAACTGCGCGTCGGTCGGCGGCGCCGGCATGCCGAACAGGCCGAGGTTCATCAGAAGTCGCCCCCGAACGCGATCACGTTGAAGCTCTCGGCGTTGTGGGTGGACGCGCGCAGCGCGTGGTTGGCCGGCAGCACGAAGTCCTCCAGCGCGATCTCCTCGCGGAAGGCGCGCACGGTGCCGCTCGGCGTGACGGCGGCGACCGCCACCTCGCGCCACAGATAGGCCGTCGTGCCGTTGTGGACGAACAGCCGGACCATGCCGGCGGTGGTCGTCGCACGCGCGGCGACGACGATGCGCTCGATGCGCGCGCCGGCGGCCCCGGCGGCGAAGACGGATTCGACCGTGCCGGTGCCGTCGCGGTTCGTGTTTGCGACGGAAAGCGCCGCGATGCCGACCCGCGGCACCGCGGCGAAGGCGGGTGCGTTTGCCATGATGTCCTCAGATGAAGCGGGAGTGGAGATAGAGGTCGCCGGCCGACGAGGTCAGCGGCTTCAGCTCGACGCGAAAATTCGTGCCGTCATGCGCCGCCCACACCAGGTCGCCGGCGCGGATGTCGTTGGCCGACAGCGCGCTGCCGTCGAGCTTCCTCAGCGCGACGACGGCGAGCCCGTTGACGGCAAGCGTCGCCGGCCCCGTGTTGGTGAAGCCGGCGACGAAGCCGACGCGCATGCCCGCGGCATAGGCGGTGACCGCCGGCGTCAGGGTGGCGGTATAGGCGTCGGCCGATCCGCCGGCAGCGCCGGCCCAGGCGAACGCGCCGTCCTGCACCTGCCCGGCCGCGGCGTAGTGGTTGCGCGCCGCCGCGTCGGCGACCCCGGTGTGGCGGAAGCCGCCCATCGGCAGGTGCGCCGTCGCGGCGTTCTGGCCGCCCTTGTGCAGCGCCGCGTTGATCCCGTCGGCGAGGTCCTGGTCGTGCGTGTCGTGCCGGTCGGCGCGGATCCGGGTGCCGTCCTGCCGGTCCTGGTCCCACAGCGCCGACCCGGTGTTGACGCCGTTGCTGCGCGTGTACGTCCCCGTTTGCCAGGGCATCAGCGTATCCCTCCTTGCTCGAACACATAGTCGGTGGCGTACCATTCGACGCGGCGGTTCCTCGCCGCGAGCTCCAGCCGTGCGGCGAAGCGGAAGCCGTGAGCGTCGCGCACCAGGAGCGGCTGCACCGTGCCGATGCCGCCCGCCCACGGGTCGAGGTCCCAGCTTCCGACGTCCCACGCCGGCCCCGGCTGCAGCAGCGTCAGGCCGGCGAGCGCCGGCCCCGCCGCCTCGAAGTCCTTCGCGACGCCGAGCTTCAGCGCGATGTCGGCGTCCGACGACAGCGACGGGCGCACCGCGGTGACCCGCTTGCGCACGCCGCGGCCACCGAGCGCGGAGAACGCCGTCACCGCAGCGGCATCGATCGCGGCGGCGCCGTCGGCGTGCCGCTCGTCGGCGAGGAAGACCGTCCCGCCGCCGCCGCCGAAATGGAGCCGGTCGTCGAACAGGCCCCAGCACCGCGCGTCCATGCCGGTGAAGCGGCACCACGCGCCGGTGATGGTGTTGACGACGTGCTGGTGGAACACGGTGCCGTTATGGCTCTGCGGCACGTTGAACAGGATGCGGTTGCCGCGCGGGTAGGCGACCGCCTGCCAGCCCGGCGCGTCGCCGAAGCCGCGCACCGCCTCGATCACCGCGCCGCGGATCTTGCCCGACACCAGCGCGCGGGCGGTCAGCCGGTCGTCGCGCAGCACGCTGGTCAGGCTCACATAGCCGTCGCGGGTGGCGACGATCAGGTCGCCGCCCGACTTCACGATGCCGCGCGGGCCGAGCGGCGCGCCGATGCGGTAGATGCCGACCAGCGCGAAGTCGCCGGCCGGGTCGGACCCCTGGTAGACCACCGCGTCGCCGGAGGTCATGACGAACACGGCGAAGTCGTCGGCGCCGTCGCCGCCGTCGACCGTCCACGTCGCCATCGCCGCCAGGTTGCCGCCGAACTGCGACACCCGCGACAGCGGGAAGCGGGTCAGCGTCCCGCCCAGCGCATCGAGCTCGGAGTACCAGAAGTCCTGCGAGTCCGCGGCCCAGAAATAGCTGCGGCTCTTGAAGACGTTCACGCCGACCAGCGACGACGGGTCGAGCCCGATGCCGCTCGCCGGCAGCGGCGCGACCGCCGTCCCGTCGAAGCGCTGCGGCGGGTCGCGGCCGTTGACCAGCGCCAGCGCGCCGTTGAAGTTGGCCCACTGCCAGCGGTCCTCCAGGAACCCGCCGGCCAGCAGCATTGCCGCGCCCGGCGCCGTCGCGGCGTAGAGGCCGCCGCCGCCGGCCGCGAGCAGCCGCCGCGTCGTGCCGGCGTGGAACTCCGCCAGGGTCGCGACGTCGCCCGCGCCGATCCCCGTCGCGTGCGCGACGAAGCCGCGGCGCAGCGCGACGCTGCCCTGCCCCGGAAACCAGTTGTCGAGGCGGACGGCGTCCTCCGGCGCCATCGCGTCAAGTGCGTCACGCGCGTTCCAGCCGCCGACCGGCGCCGGCACCGACACCACCCCCGCCGCGCCGCCGCGCTGGCGGGACGCGTACCCGAACCGCGCCGCCATCACGCGGCGTCCGTCCAAGTGCCGGCCTTCTTCACGTAGAGCGTGCCGTTGGCGGTGATCTTGGAGCCGTCGGCGCCCAGGATGCCGCCGCTCCAGGTTTCCGGATCGCCCGACGGCATGTAGCCGCCGCCCCACACGGCGTCGTCGAGGTCGGTGGCGTACTTCTCGAACCACGCCTCCTCGACGATGCCCCACGGCAGCCAGCCCTGGATCGGGCGCGTGCGCACGTGGTCGCCCAACGTGCCGCCCGACTGGTTGACCGGATTGATCCCGGCATTCGCCGACTCGCTCGACCAGCCGCCGACGACGCCGTGGTCGACGTGCTTGCCGGACCCTTGCGAGACCAGGTTGGCGCCCTGCTCCTGCAGCCCCTTCATGGTGCCGCCCGTCACCTCGAAATAGGTGACGTTGTTGAGCGCGATCGGGACCATCCCGGTCGCCGAGGCGGAGGTCGACCGGAAGCGGTTGCCGCGCGCGACCACGCCGTCCGCCTCCACGACCAGGAGCCCGGTGGACGTGTCGTGGTAGGCGATGGCGTTGCCCTCGCACATCAGCCCGGTGGCGTTGCCGGCGATGATGCCGACGCACGCCGCGCCGCCCAGCCGCACCTGGTTGGCCGAGATGACGCTGTCCGGCCCGCCGTCGTTGGCGATGCCGACCGCGCCGCCGTGCGTCGTGCGCAGGTAGTTGCCGGTGATCTCGGAGTCGTGGCTGCGGGTGGCGTAGCCCGCGCCGGACACGACCTTGACGCCGTAGGACTTGAAGTTGAGCGCCCGCAGGCCGCGGCACTTGTTGCCGTAGCCGTCCGCGTGCGCATTGTCGATGGTCGCGCCGGTCGAGCCGGTCACGCCGTTGCAGTCGGCGAGCCCGCCCTCGATCGCCGAATGGTCGCAGTCGGCGAGCTCGAGCTGCAGCACCGCGTTGCGCGCGACCGGCGACACGATCGCGCAGCCGGCGCCCTTGGCGATCGACTGCCCGATGCCGAGCGCCGGGCCGTCGCTGGTGCAGTGCGCGATCCGGCACCAACGCATCGACTGGTCGGAATTCGCCCACATCTCGATCGCGACGTTCTGGTTGGTCGCGGCATGGCGTGCCGTGCAGCGCGCGATCTCGCCGTCCTCGATGACGACGCCGGGCTGCGAGGCGGTGATCTTGATGCAGCCGGTATGGCTGATCGTCGGCACGGCGGTGAAGTCCTCCGCCGTGCGGTCGACGACGCAGTCGGCGATGCGCGGCCGGCGCATCGTCGGCCGCGTGACGTTCTCGATCACCAGCGGTTCCAGCCCGCAGTCGGTCCCGCGCATGCCTTCGATCAGCAGGTCGTCGCCGTCGCGCAGCCACACCCCCTGCCCGCGCGAGCCGGTGACCAGCCCGCGCAGGCCGTGGCCGCTCACCCGCACCCGGTCGTAGCCGTAGGAATGCACCAGCCGGATGTCGTTGGCGGACTGGTTGGCGCGGTTGCCGTCGATGGTGCCGTAGAGGTCGAGCGTGAAGTCGTGGCGCCGGATGTCGATCATCGGGCCGGACGACGCGGCCTTGAGCCGCAGGGTCACGCCCGGACCGATCACCAGCCGCCGGATGTGGCTGAGGATCACCGGCGCGGTCGTATAGGTGCCCGGCCGCACGATGGCGACCGTGTCGGTGCCGCCGCCGGCGCCGGCGAGCGTGTCCCACGCCGCCAGCCGCGCCGCGTTGTCGGCCGCCGCCGCATCGAGCTCGCCGTAGATCCAGCCCTTCACGCCGCCGGCGAGGTCGGCGAGCAGCAGCACGGTCGGCTTGCCGGCGCCGTCCTCCACGGCGCGCAAGGTGGCATCGACGCCGTCGTTGGCGTTGGGGACCTGCAGCAGGTCCCGGTAGGTGTCGTCGAGAGGTCGTCCGGTCAGCGTGGTCATCAGTCGGCGTATCCCCAGATGAGTCCCGGCGTGTTGCCCCAGCTCGGCACCGTGCCGCCGAAATCGCCCGCGCCCGCCCCGGCACCGCTGCGCCGGCCGCGGTCGAGCGCGACCGTCGCCATGCCGCCGTCGCGGGCGCGGGCGCGCATCAGCTCGGCGTCGTATTCCGCCCGCTCCTCCGCATAGGGCAGGCCGAGGCGCGCGAGCAGGCGCCACGTCACGCCGAGCTCGACCAGCCCGGCGTCGATCAACGGCTCGTCGGCGTCGGCGAGCCAGGTGTCCTGCGCCGCGCCGCCCGCCGCGCGGCACCAGTGGCCGGAGAGGTACTCGAACGCCAGCGTCGCCACCGCCGCCGGGGTCGGCTCCAGGAAGAACTTGCGCACGCCGGTGTCGGGGCGGATGCGGAACGCGCCGCATCCCGGCCGCGCCGCGCCGAGGCCCGACACGCGGGCCTGCCATTGCGCCGGCGTCAGCGGCCCCCACAGCGGCCGCGCGGCGGTGCGGTTCCACGCCGTCGCGGTCAGCAGGCTGCGGAAGTCCGCCGGCAGGTCGTAGGCCGCGGTGCCCGCCGCGGTGGCGAACACGTGTTCCTTGCGCAGCACCGCCCAGTCGTGGACGCGCGCCAGCACGACGCCTTCGCGCCGGGCAAGCGCGAGCAGGCTCGCCGCGGTCTCCTCCACGTTGCCGACCACGGTGTCGGGCACCGGCACGCCGACCTGGCGCGCCGCGTTCCGGCAGATATCGAGCAGGGTCATGCCGATGGCCTCGCAAGCCGATGGGTCGAAGGGCCGGCGGCCTCCCACCTCACCCTCCCGCTTCGCGGGCCCCTCCCTCTCCCCCCATAGTGGGCGGAGAGGGTAAGAGGCGTCCCTCTCCGCCCACTATGGGGGGAGAGGGAGGGGACCCATTGCATGGCAATGGGGAGGGTGAGGTGGGTGGCACCGCCCCTCGAATGGTCACGGATCGGATCGGTGTGGGTCATTCGTCGCCTCCTTCCTGGGCGAACCGGCACAGCAGCTGCGTGCGCGCCATCTCCGGCAGGTGGAACGAGTCGGCCGGGTCGCGGCAGGCGTAGTCGACCTGTGTCACCAGGTCGCCGTCGTCCTCGCGCCGGAACCACAGGACGACGAAGCCGTCGATGTCGTGCGGCGCCGCGCGCAGCGCTTCCTTCAGGTGCGCGTGGCAGGCGCGCCGCAGCCGCTTGATCCGGGTGTTGCGGTGGACCGAGAGCCGGACCGCCGGCGCCGGCGCGCTCATCCGCGCGCCGCGCTGCGCGCCCGCCCGCGCGGCTTGTCCGCCACGGCGTCCTCGGCCGCCGAGTCCGCCGCCTGCCGCACCTGCGCCTTCAGCGCGTCGAGCTCGGCCTTCAGCGCCTCGTTCTCGCGGCGCAGCTCGCTCTCGGTGTCGGGCTGCGGCTGCAGGAACTGGCGCGCCCGCTTCTGCAGCTCCCGCGCGCCGTGGCCGATGTTGTCGAGCCCGGCGTCCGATAGCGTGGCGATCTGCTCGACGGTGCGCACGTTGAGCGCGCGCAGCTCCGCCACCTGCGCGACGGTGAGGTAGGGCCAATGCTCCACCGGCATGCCGCCGACCGTCTGCTCCTGGCGGGTCTCGAAGCGCTGCCACGGCGCCGGCCAGCGCGTCTTGTCGTCATCGCGCACCGGCCGGTCGACCAGCGAGTTCTTCTGGCCGGGGATCAGGATGCGCACGTAGGCCTTCTGCTCGAAGATCGGCCGGCCCGCCGCGCGGGTCTTCGCCGAATGCTGCACGGCGCGCATGTAGAACTCCGGGATGCACGGGTCCTTGTCGGTGGCGCGCGCGATGCTGGTCCAATCGACCGCAGCGATGTCCATGTGTTCCTCCAAAAAGCGACGAGGGGGCCGAAGCCCCCTCGTCCAGTCCGCCCGAATGCGGGTGCGCGTCAGGCCGCCACCGCGTCGTCCATGAACGGCCGGTCGATCTCGAACTCGGCGAGGCCGGCCGACGGCGTGTCGAGGTTGGACGCGCCCTTGGCGCGCTTCACCCGGTCGCCGGCCACCACTGCGTCGTCGACGCTGCCGGCGGTGCCGGTGGCATAGACGTTGGCGTTGTCGACGAAGCCCGACAGCGCCTTGCCCACCGCCTTGCCGTGCAGCTGGTACCAGCCGAACTGGCTGGCGACGTTGGCCGACATGGCGACCGCCACCGGCCCGATCGCGTTCGCGGCGAGCAGCGCGGTGGAGAAGTCGTCGGCGTTGTAGGTGACCCACGAGCCGAGCGCGGTCGAGGCGACACCCTTCAGGTAGATGAACTCGCCGACGCCGTAGGTCGCATCGGCGGCGCGCACGATCAGCCCCAGCGGGTGCTTCTGCGCCGCCGACGTCTCCTCGATCGCCTGGGCGAGGATGAACGGCTCGATGCTCTTGAATGCCATGTCGCCCTCCCTACGGCTTGATCACGCCCTGGAGCGAGGCGTTCGACATCGTCAGGTTGCCCATGAAGATGATCGGCACGACCGTCGCGTCCTGGTTGATCGACTCGCGCTTGGTGAGCGGCGTCATGTTGGCGCCCTTGTGCGGCCGCCAGAACAGGTAGTCGGTGTTGAGCAGGTACATCCGGCTGGCCGGGCACTGGTCGTCGTAGATCACGTCGGCCGACCCGCCGGGACCGTAGTACTTCAGCGACTGGAAGCCGGACGACGCGTCCTTCTCCTCGCCGATGCGCTGGATCGCCTGCAGCGACTGCCAGAAGTAGTTGAAGTAGATCGAGTCGGCGACGATGAAGTCCGGATGGTCGCTGCCGCGCACCAGCCGGAGCCACAGGTTGTTCATCGCGCCCTGGATCGTCGTCGCGCTCGGCGTGACGCTGTTGTCGGAGAAGTCGTAGGTCTTGTTGCGCCAGAACGCGAACGAGGCGCGGTTGATGCCGCCGACCGTGCCGGTCGTCGGATCGTCGGCGACCAGGAGCTGCAGCCCGCCGATCTGCTTGCCGCCCGCCCCGGTGCCGTCGGAGTAGATGCCGATGGAGAGGTTGTTCTGCAGCGTCTTCTCGGCGTTCTTGATGCGGCGGTCCAGCAGCCGCGACACCGCGTGGCGCCCGGCGTTCTGCCGCTCCTCGAGCCCCGAGATCGAGACGACGACCGCCGCCTGCTTCCAGTCGAACTCGGCGGCGGAGAAAACCTCCGACGGCGAGATGTCGAGCACCTCGTAGCCGGAGTAATACTTGAAGGTCGAGTTCTCGGCGTAGTCGAGCTCCTCGATCAGCGTGTAGCCGCCATCGGCGAGCTGCACCTTGTCCTTCATCTTCAGGCGGCTCAGCAGCGCGTTGTGCTTGAGCACGTTGTCGGCGAACTCGCCGCGCCGGTTCTGCAGCGTGGTCGCGACGAGTTCAGAGAGGTTGGGTGGTGCCAATCGTTGCACTCCTCATGGGTTCAGCGTGATTCGAGCATGTCCCAGACGCGCTCGATCTCTTCCAGGTAGCTGCCCGACTTGCGCGGCGCTTCCACCGCGGGCGCGGCCTGCGACGCGACGGGACGGCCGGCACGGCGTGCCTTGTCGACGTCCTCGCGCCGCTTCGCCTCGCGGTCGCGCGCGGCCGTTTCCAGCCGCCCGGCAATCAGGCTCTCGCGGGTCTGCGGGTCGGCCCACGCCGCCCGCTCGTAGGCTTCGTGCAGCACCTCGCGCGGCGCGCGGCCGAATAGCTGCTCGCGCGGCAGCGCCGCGATCTCGAACTGCATGCGCGGCCGCAGCCGGTCGAGATGCGGGTAGGCGGGCGCCCCCGCGGCGTCCTTCGCCGCGGCGAACGCGGCCCACTCGGCATCGCTGTGGGTCGCCTGCTTCTCCATCAGCTTGGTGTAGAGCGCGCGCTGGCGCGCCTCCATCTCGCGCACGTAGGCGGCCTGCGCCGCCTGCGCGAGCGACGGCTGCGCCGCGAGCGCCGCAAGGTCGAGGCCGACGCTGCGCGCCACGGCGTTGATCCCCGCCAGCGGGTTGCGTTTCAGCAGCCCGTAGACCTCGACCAGGTTGCGCAGGCCCTCGGCCTCGCTCATCCCCGCCTTGGTCAGCACCTCGCGGTGCGGCGCCAGCAGGCCGTCGAGCTCGTGGTAGCCGGCGAGCCGCGCCCGCTCCGCCTCCAGCCCCGCGGCCTTCTGGCGATGGTCCGCCTCAAGCAGGCCGGCCATCTCGCGCACCGCCGCGCGCTGCGCCGGCGCGAGCGCCCGGTAGCGCGCCTTGTCGGCGTCCGCCCAGTGCGCCGGCGGCGCATCGGCGGCCGCGTCGGCGGCGGCCGCGGCGGCCGTCGGTTCCGCGCCTTCGCCGCGCGCGGCCAGCTCGTCGTAGACGCGCTCGATCGTCTCCAGCCGCGTCTCGCCTTCCGGCGCCGGCGCGCCGTCGTCGGCGGTCCCGGCGTCGCGCGCCGCAACCTCGTCATAGACCCGCTCGATCGTCTCGAGCCGCGTCTCGCCGGCCGGGGCCGCCCCGGCCCCGCCGTTGTCGGTCTCAGGCATTCGTCCTCCTGAAATGAAAAAGCCGCCCGGAGGGCGGCTTGAAAGCGGATGTTCAATTCCGGGTCGCCGGTCCGTCCGGCCTGCGTCGCCGTTTGTTGGCCCGGCGTCGTCAATTCCGTTCGGATTGGAAAGTCCGAAAGGAGCGGTCTGCGTCGAAGTTCAGAGTGGACGACGGTCAGGCCGGCGACGACAATCGAGAAATTGGGGCGCCTCATTCGCTTGGTGCAAAGATGTCCGCTTGCCGACGACTGCGGCGCGTGGCGTGGATCGCAGCAGTCTATATTCTTTCGGCAGGCATCCCCGTTCTCAGCCAAACTGCCGAAGATCCGCAGGAGTGGCGACAAACGCATGTGCCGGCCCCCGAATTCCGTTACGCGTACCAGCACTATGTGGGTGACGGCTGGCCGGTGGATCGGGAGAAGGCACGGATACGGCTCCTCCTCTTTTCCTTGCGGCAACCGACTGTCGTACTCGCACGCAATCGCGCCTATGCGGAGGCACAACGCTGGCGCCAGCCCTTCATTGCCGCCTTCGACGAGACCGTCGCCTTTGCCGAGAAGGTACGCGCCTCGACACCAGGAGACATCCTCGCGTTGTCACGGACCATGCGCGGCGACGGGCGTGCAGCAAACGATGAGATTGCCGAAGCAATCCTGCAGCTTGCCGTGAACAGGGGAGATTACGAGGCCGATTTCGAATGGGCACAGCTGTTGATGAATGGCCGCGAATTCAATCGCGAAACGGCTCGTCTGATCATTCGGCATCTTGCGAATGTGGGGCATCATGCCGCGCTGACGGACATCGTCCGGCGTTACCGCCTCGGCCAGGGCTTCGATCAGAATGCCCAGAAAGCATATTACTGGCTTTTACGATCCCGCGACGCGGGTTTACCCGTCGATGGCCTGATTGGCGATTTTGCGCGCGAAATCCCGCGCGCTGCACGGATCGAAGTTGAAAGCTGGATCGCGACGGGAACGGTCGTTCCTCCCTGATCACTTCGGTTCCCGGATATCATTGCAGCGCGATTGCATGTGAGATCGATAGGCCGCTTCCTTCTCGGCACTGCTCAGCTCCCGCTCGGCTTTCTCAAATTCTTGGCCGAGTTCGTCCATCTGGCGCCGAAGAAGCTCAGTTTTCTCCTGTTTGACCGCGTCGATGTCGTTCCGCTCGGTTTGGAATTTGCTGATCTTGTACGCGTTGTCCGCGGCATTCAGAACCCATTTCCATAACGGATCTTTCGGTTTCGGCGGGCTCAACTTGGGGACCGCTGCCCAGGGACCTTCCGCTTCGATTTGCGCGATCTGTCGCTTCAAGTTCTCAATTTGAAGAGGGATGCTGTGTAGGCGCGATCTAATCCGATCAAGGTCGCGGTACGCGGACCAAGTTGCGTCGAATTCGGCGCCGCATCGATCGAACGTCGGACGATCGTTGTATCCCCGCTCTGCGGGCGGCAGCCCGGTCGTCGGCACTTCGACTATGCTGCGCGAAAGTAGTTGGTGAACTTTCGGCGATTCCGACTCGATCCGACCCAGTGATGTCGGTGGCGAATCGTCGTATCTTTCACGCGAATTTGCCGAGTTGGAAGCAATCGCTATCCGCAGGGCCGCCTGACCGCGATCGTCGCGAGCCGATAGCGCGAACGGCCCGTTGAGCAGGATGTCCTGAGGTGCTGGAATGACGGGACCTACGGCCGGCGGTAATGTCACCGATGCCTCTGGGGCCGCTCCATAATGACGGAAGACCACCGGCGACAGGCGCGGTAAACCTGTCTCGGCCGGCATTGATGGCACCATCGCCTTCACCGTATCAGGGGTGTAATCAGCGCGCTCGCTAAGCACATCATAGACCGCCTCGATCGTGGACAGCCGGTCGCTGCCGCGCTTGCGCGCGTCGATCGCGCGGTGCAGCTCGGCCTCCTCCGCCTCGTCGGCGTCGGCCTTGGCCTGCGCCGCGTCCCATGCCTTCAGGATGTCGTCGAGATAGCTCGGCTTGGGTTGCGCGTTCGGGTCGGCGCCGCGGGCATGCGGCGTCGCACGTAGAAGAATGTCATGATCGGTTTCCGTGATCGCCGGCCTCGGCGGGATGCGCCCGCAGCCGGCCGGAAAGGAAGAAGCCGCCCCGAGGGGCGGCTTCGACGGCAGCGTCGGTGCGTGACGGCGCGACGCGCCTAGAACTCCAGCAGCGTCTCGCGCAGGGTCGGCCGGGTGTATTCGCTGCGCACCGCGCCGCGGCGCTGCAGCGCGGGCACCAGGCCCTCGGTCACCTCCAGGATGTAGCGGCGGTTGATCAGGTAGTACGGGTTCCGGATCAGGAAGCCGTCGCCGCCGATCTCCTCGATCGCATTGATCATGATGTCGGCGACCTGGTCGGGCGTGCCGCAGGCGTGCAGCGAGGTGCCGGTGCCGCCCTCGATGATGCACTGGCGCAGGGTCTTGCCGCTGCCGAACTGCGCGAACTTGGCGAGCGAGGTCGACTCGCCGTTGGTGGTGAGGTGCGGCAGCGGCTTGTCGAGGTCGAACTCCGACAAGTCGAGGTCGGTGATGCCGCTGTACAGCCCGAGCACGAAGTCGATGTGGCGCTGCGTCGCCTGCTCGCGCTCCATGCGGCGGATCGCGTCCTCCTCCGTCTCGCCCAGGATCGGCGCGAACAGGTAGAGCACCTTGATGTCGTCCGGGTTGCGCCCGTGCTTGGCGGCGCGGGCGCGGATGTCGTCGCGGAACGCCTTCATCGCCGGGATGCCGTTGGCGGTGGCGATGATCGAGTCGGCGTGCTTGGCGGCGAAGTCGCGCCCGCGCGGCGAGCCGCCGGCCTGGATGTAGGCGGGCCGGCCCTGCGGCGGCGGCGCGGTGGTGAGCGGCCCGCGCGAGCTGAAGTACTTGCCCTTGAAGTGGATCGGATTGACCTTGCGCGGATCCGCATAGACGCCGGTCTTGCGGTCGAGCGTGATGGCGTCGGGCGCCCACGAGGCGAACAGCTGGTTGACCACGTCCATGAACTCGTCGGCCATGTCGTAGCGCAGGTCGTGCTCGTGCAGCCGCTCCAGCCCGAACTGCTGCGCCGCCAGGTCCTCGCCGCTGGTCACGATGTTCCAGCCGAAGCGGCCGCCGGCCAGGTGGTCGACCGTGGCGCTCAGGCGGGCGAGCAGGAACGGCGTATAGCCCAGGGTCGACATGGTTGCCACCACGCCGACGTTGGAGGTCGCGGCGCCCATCACCGCGCACATCGGCACCGGGTCGTGCTTGGGCACCTGGATCGCGTTCTCCAGCGCGTTGCGGGTGTCGCCGCCATAGGCCTCCGGCACCATCAGCGTGTCTTCCAGCATGATGTAGTCGAAGCAGGCGCGCTCCAGCATGCGGGCGAACTCGACGTAGAACTCGCCGTCCCACGGCTTGCCGCCGGCCGCCGACAGCGGCTGCGCCCATTCGTCGGCGGCGAAGTTGGTGAACCAGGCGAGGTGGAACTTCTTCGGGTCCGTCATCGGCATGCTCCGAGGTCGAGGGATCGGGCGGCATCCCGCGGCGACGGCGCTTGCGCGCCGGCCGAAGGCAGCCGATGAGCGGCATTTCATGGTAACAAATGAGGGCGCGTCGGCCAGACGAAGTATTAGGCAGCATTGCCCAGCTGATGGCCTGCCGCGACGCGTGTGACGTATTACCGTCGTTGGCCGAGGACGAGTATCCGGCAGCCCTGGTTGACATCATTGAACGCTACAAGACCGGAAACGGATTCGATCGAAATCTGCAGAAGGCCTAATATTGGGCACTCAGGGCGCGCGGAGCAGGATTGCCGGTCGCAGACCAGCTCCAAGAGCTGCTGCAGCGACTCGCGCCCGATCAAGCCGACGAGGCGAAACGATGGATCGCCGATGCGACGATCGTAGCTCCATAGCCAACGCTGGTCCGGCGAGGAAAACCCGTCGATACTGACGCGTGCATATGCTCGATTATTGAAAATGCTGGCCGTGTCGATAATTTGGCCCAACGCGATTCGCGTAGTCGCCGTCCTCATGTTCATGTGCGCCAGTGTATCCGCGCTCGCCCAGACCTCGGAAGAGATGGCGGAGTGGCGCCGCACGCATGTGCCTGCCTCCGAGTTCCGTTACGCCTACGAATTCTACATCGGCGATGGTCGGCCGATGGATCGGGAGAAAGCGCGCCTGGAACTCTTGCTGTTCGCATTGCGTCGGCCGCCAAACGTCCTCGCCGACAATCGTGCTTTTGCCAAGGATCAGCGGTGGCAACGCGCTTTCATTGATGCCCTCGACAAGGCCGCTGAATTTGCCGCCGAGGTTCGGGTCCGGCACCCCGATGAGGTTCTTGATCTATCGCGCTCGGTCCGTAAGGAACGAACGTCGGCCAACGAAACGCTGGCCGATACGTTGCTCGTTATTGCGTCTGAGTTGGGTTCGATGTCGGCCGATCTGGAGATCGGTCAACGCCAAGTCGATTCGCCTCGACGAGCCCACGATTCAGTGTTTGGCAGGGGTACGATCAAGCACCTCGCCGAGATAGGGTTTGCACCTGCCCTGTTGGATCTTGTCCAGCGTTATCAGTCCGGCCGGGGTTTCGATCGCAGCCTTCAGAAGGCCTACTACTGGGCGCTCCGCGCCAGCGCCTACGGACTTCCGATGGCGGACCCGCTCGCCGAGCTTCGGGAAGACCTGACTCCTGCTCAAATTTTCGAGGTGGACGATTGGATTATCCGTAATGTCAACGTCAATCCATGACTTAGCGTTGTCCATGTCGCTTCTTGCAGTTCTCCCACGCCGTTGATTGCTTCGCTGCCTCGCGCTCGATGGATTGCTCAGCCAAGCGAGCCGACTCCATTCTTCTTTCGTAATCGACAATCTGGCGTCGAAGGGGCTCAATTTCGGACGCTCGGCTTGTTTCTTGTTCTTCGGCCTGGTGTTGCCAGACCGCCTCGATCGTGGACAGCCGGTCGTTGCCGCGCTTGCGCGCGTCGATCGCGCGGTGCAGCTCGGCCCAGGCCGCCAGGATGTCCGGCACGTAGCTCGCCTTCGGCTGGGCGTTCGGGTTCGGGCGCGCCGGGCGGCGGCGCGGGCCATGGAAGACCGTCATGTCGCCTCTCCATCGTCAGGCATGCCGGCAACCGCGCGCGCGATGTCGTCCATCGCGCTGCGCGGCTCGAAGGCCGGCCGCGCGATGCGGTCGTTGCCGTACTCGACCAGGCCGTGGCGCTTCAGGTGTTCGCGCCAGGCGCGGCGGCCGGTGTAGGTCCTGCCGTCGGCATGGCTGAACACCGGCGCGGCGAAGTCGCCGATCAGGTGGATGCGCGGCGCCGGCGGCCGCGGCGCGCGCTCGACCCAGTCGCGCCGCGACGCATCCCACACGTAGCGGGTCATCGCGGCACCGGGAGCATGGGCATGGCGCCGCCCGGCATCGCCGCGGCCGGCATCGCCGGCATCGCGGCTGGCATCGGCGCCGGCGCGGCCGGCGGCGGCGCCAGCAGCGCCGACACCGTGCGGTCGATCGTCTCCTCCAGCGTTCGGCCGGCCTTGAACCGCCGCACCGAGAACTTGAGCAGCTCGGCGAGCAGCGGCAGCAGCGCCGGGCGCGCCGCGCCGACCTGCGCCGCGGTCTCCAGGAAGCGGGTCACCGCGCCGGTGAACTCCACCGCCTGCGCCTTCTCCGCGTCGGCATCGGCGACGACCGTGGAGTCGGTCTCGATGTCGATGCGGAAGCCGCGCGCCGCGTCGTCGCGCAGCAGCGCCGCCACCGCCGGCGGCACCGGCCGGCCGGTCATTTGCGCCAGGGTCGCCGGCGTGAAGTGCTCGGCGATGATCTCCGCCTTCAGGCGCAGCAGGTCGCGCACGAAGCGCTGCATCGGCTTCTGCCGCGGCGTCATGCGCAGCGAGCCGAAATTGCCCTTCAGCCGCTGCGCGGTCGCCGTCTCGGAGGCCTGCGTCGCGCCGCGGATGATGTCGGACAGCCCGGTGATCTCGTAGATCTCCTGCTTGAGCTGGTCGCGCTGGCGGTAGAGGCCGGCCAGCACCTGAGCGATCTGGCCGATCGGCACCAGGGTGATCGCCTTGTCGAGGCCGCCGAGCCGCTCGATCAGCGCCCAGTCGTCGGCCGGGTGCAGCTCGTTCTCGTCGCCGGCCAGCAGGTCCGGCATCTGCTTCAGCGCGCCGGCATAGAACCCGCGCACCTTCAGCGCCGAGACCAGCCGGTCGATGCGCACCGTGATCTGGTCGAGCTCGTCGGCCTGGTCCTGGTAGATGGTGAACTCCGGGATCGGCACCAGGGTGTCGCTGGTGCGCACGCCGTAGAGCGGCTCGGGCATCGGGAAGAAGCCGCCGAGGCCGAGCGGGTCGGGCTCCTCCGCCAGCAGCCGGTCGCAGCCGTCGGCGACGAACAGGCGCGCGCGGGCGTCCTTGTCCCAGATCTCCCACACCTCGGCGCGGCGGAACGGCTCGGCCGGCTCGTCGCCCTCGGCCGCCGCGCGGTCGCCGGCCAACCACTGGTTCAGCGGCACCTCCGCCGCCGCCGTGCCGAAGCGCTCGCGCAGCGCCGCGCGCGTCATCAGGTGGCGGAACGCGACCCAGCGCACGTCCTCCCACCGCCGCGCCGGGGAGACGCGGAAGTCGCGCCAGTGGACGTAGCGCACCGCCACTCGCTGGTCGGCTATGTCCGCCGCCGCCGCGTCGCCATCGGCGGCCTCGAAGACGGTCGCGTCGTAGCCGACCCGCGCCACGCCGCGGCCGGTGAGCAGCAGGTCGTCGCGCGCCGCCTCCACCGTGCCGTCGAAGTCCTGGTCGTCGAGCGCGGCGATCAGCGCGCGCTCCAGGATCTCCGCCGCCTCGCGCCCGACCGGGTCGGCGTCGTGGTGGCGCCGGCGCACGTCGGGCTTGGGCGTCTGCGAGTAGACCGCGGGCTTCAGGGTCTCGACGTTGGCCCACAGGATGTTGAACCGCCGGCCCGCGGTGCGCTTCTCGTCGCGGTAGCGCTCGATCACCTTGGCCGCCCGCTCGCGCCAGCCGCGCTCGGCGCGGTCGGCGACGTCGAGCTCCTGGCGCCACAGCCGCACGCGGCCGTCGGCGCCCGCGCGTTCGCCGCGCGCGTCGTCGTGGGACATCTCGTCCATGGGTTCACCTGTCGTGGGAGATGATTATCGAATGACGCAATTCGGGCGGCGCCGCGCGCGGTCGAACACGTGGCGCGGCAGCAACGCAGGACGCCTCGGCGATGCCTCGCTCCACCTCAGCCGCCATGTCGCGGCCGTCCACGGGCTCGCTTGTCGTGGAGCCACGCTTGCGGCGCGCCGCGCGCTTCGGCATCATCGAATGCAAAGTATTCACTCCGGCGCGCGACGTATTTCACAGCGACAGCGGAATGATGCGAAGTTCGGTTCTGTGCTTGGTCGTCGCCCTTCTCGGTTTTGCGTTCGACGCCGGCGCGCAGTCTTCATGCCCGCCCGCCCTGCGCAGCCCGATCCGCGACGACATCGAGCGCGAGGACGGGATGCCGTCGCGCCAGCTGTTGTTCGCCTACGAGCGCTACGTCGGCCGCCGGCCATACTGGCCGAAGCCCACGCCGCAGGTCGTCGCGGAGCTCCGGGTCAGGCTGCGCGCTTTCGTGCTCGACAAGACGCCCGACTACGTCGCCCGCAACCGCGCCAAAATCGCACAGGAACGCTGGGACAAGGCGTTCATCGCCGATTTCGACGCGGCGATTCAGGAAATGGATGCCGCCCGTTCGAACGATTCGGAAACGCTGCGACGGATCGGCCTGCAATGGCGCGACAGACACGACACGTCTTCGAAGAGTGTCGGCTTCAGGCTGCTCGGAATTGCTGCGGATGCCGGATCGATGGCGGCGGAAATCGACATCGCCCACATCGGTTTCGCCGAAAATTCCAAGGGCTCGACGACCTCGCTGGGCAGATTGTCTCTGTTGCGCGCCGCACGATGCGGGTACGGCCCGGCACAAAGGGAGATGATGGAACGGCACATGACCGGCGACCAGCTCCCGCGAAGCGACGAGAAAGCCTACTACTGGGGTCTGCTGGCACGTACGAGCGGCACCGACGTTCAGGCAAAACTCGACCAGCTCCAGCAGCGGCTGACGTTGGATCAGCGTCGTACGGTCCAACGCTGGATTGACACCGACGCCTGGGTGCGGCCCTAGCTGGTTCTCCGGCGCGGGTACTTCGCTCGGCAGGTCTCGAATTCGGCAAAGGCCTTAGCGTGCTCACGGTCTGCCTGTACCTTCCGAGCGAGTAATTCTTCCTGCGCAGCTTCAAGCCGCTCGATCACCTGCCGGTGCTCCGCAATCGCCTGCTGTCGCTTTTCCGAGTACGTCTCCCAATCCAGGGCCTTGTCGATCGGATCCCGCAGCCCACGGTATGCCTTGAACGCTTCGTCCGCCAGATCCCGCAATTGTTCTCTCGACGGCAGTTCCGGCAGGCCCCGCTTGCGCGGTCGTTGGGCCGGCCGATCGTTCGCATCGCCGCGCGGTGGCTGTCGCGTGGGCTCCGGCTTCGTCTTCGGCTCGATGTTCGGAACGGACGGGTCCGGCATC